ATGTCTTCATCGACAAAAGACCCCGACTCCACTTTCATCCATCGTCGTGAAATCACACAGGGCTTTTATCTCATCAGGAAGCCATATCTCGAAGAAGTCTTGAGGCGTCTCTTTTTCATGGAGAAACTGGCGAAAAACCGCATCATGGGGGGTTGGGGTGAATTTCTGGGTCATCGTTATACATTCAATGTCAAAATGATTAATGAGCTTATCACAAATGCGTGACAGAACCCTTTCTTGAAAGGAAAGACATCATATTCCCAATCCCCCGCTTAAATTAACAAAAAGAAGGATACATTTGATGAATTTTTTTCATCAAAAATCCCAGATAAGGATGAAATGTTTTGATTATGGGGTCTGACGCTGAGTGGCAGGAAACCCCGAGCTAAGGCATTTTCAAGATTTTATAGACTGTTGAGCGGGCTATGTTTAATTACTGAGATAACGCTGTGGCCCCTATGCCCTTTTGATAAAGCGCTTTCACTTTTTGATGGTTTATCGACCGCTTACGACCAAATTGAACGCCTTTGGCTTTCGCTTCTGTTCGTCCTTCATTCGTTCTTTCCAGAATTCTCTGGCGCTCTGCTTGTGCGACAGCAGAAAGAATGGTAGCCACCATTTTGCCCATCGCCCCTTCTGTGCTCATGCCATCATCCGGCAATCGAATCGCCACGCCCGCTTGGTCAAATTCTTTGATTAACTCGATCATATCAGCGGTGTCTCTTCCTAATCTATCGAGTTTTTTAACCAGAACAACATCTCCCTCTTCTACCTTGAGCCGTAGAAAGTTGAAGGCCATCTCGAGCCGCGTGACTCCCTGTCATTTTATCAGTAAAAATACGGGTATCTTTAACGCCTTCTGATTTCAGCGCCTTGATTTGAATATCCAGGGATTGTTGTCTGAAGGAGAGTTAAAAATGAATCAAACAGCAAAAATAATCAAACCAAAATTAGGTTTACTTGAGCTGGCGAAACAACTGGGTAATGTTTAGTCAGCTTGCAAGGTTATGGGGTACAGCAGGGATAGCTATTACCGATTTAAAAAGCTTTACGAACAGGGTGGTGAGACTGCGCTTGTTGAAATAAGCCGAAAAAACCTATCGAAAAAAATCGGGTTGAACCTTATACAGAACAAGCGGTTCTGTCGAAAAAATAATCTGATAGATTAAGGTCAAATACTGACAGCATAGCGCGCGATTTTTATTTATAGTAACCCTATATTTTTATATCTTGGAAAACACCAAAATGATAAAGACATTGCTCAATACTCAGGTTGCTTCTATTAATACTCTGGTAAACCAGAGTATTAATAGAACCCATCCTTTTGGATCGAATCTAAAAGGCGCTAGCGATAGACATATTTCCTTTAATTCTAAGGATCCTTCTTCAAAAAAAGAGGCTGATGAATCCGATGGGGCGGTTAAACCGAGCGTTTACCTGAATGGTTTTCCTTGTGATGTAGCGCCTTTTGAAAACCATAAATGGACTAAAACTAATGAGCTAAACAATGGTATTCCGCAACAATGTAGTAAAGCTGTGGTTGCTCAATTGAAAAACAATAGATTGATTACGGATGAATTAAGCCCTATTGATTCTAATAATCTAAACAATTTTATTCAGCAACAATTTAGCGAAACTGTGGTTGAGCAAGTTGTATCAAAACAAATAGAAAGATTAGAAACAAAGCCTGAATTTTTACAGGGGCCGCCAACGAGTAGATCGATTAATTTTATCTCCGGAAACAACCTTGGTGAGTGGGTGATGCATCAAATAGTGCAATATGGTGAGGAGCCGTTAGCAGGCAATCCAGACAGTGAAAGACCCTTTGTCCAGCTTGATTGTCGCATTCATTTTCTACAGGGCAAGCCAGTAAAAAATGAATTGTTGGTTCAAGGAAATGCCAATGCTGGTTCTGCATTAAAAATTCTTGATACGCGTTCAATGAAAACCAGAATATGGCAGTGGATTAGCAGTTTTTTTACCGGAAGTAAGACTGCGCTAGTTGACAGGATTAAAAAGAGTGCTCCGTTAAATACGTTTCAAGGGTTAAATACAGTATCGGTTAAACCTGCTTTAGATGAAATGAATACATCGGTGGGTGAGGTTGGTTCTAACGATTTTCCAAATTCGACAAATGGGCAAAATGTTTCGACTGTTCTGACTGCGAACACTAAATCTCTATTAGCAAACTTAGATGAAACTCAAAAAGTGCAAAATACTGAATTAAATGTCAATCATCTACAAAGTGATGCCAAAGTGGTTGAAGGCAAATTTTCCCCGGAGCTGTCAGAGTGTCAGCAGTTAGAAACAATATACCCTAACCACCGATCAAGTACGGATTCTGGAAAGAATACTATATTAAACAATGAGCCGTTATTAGCTAAACCGATTGAAGGTTCAAAAGAAGAAGTCGCTGCAGTTGCTAAACCACCGGTTAAAGGTAAGCTCGCAGTAAATAGGAAAGCCAGTAATCAAACAAAATCAAACCTAGAACAAGAAATGGCTAAATTAGATGAAACGAGAAAATTTATAGAAACTAAATTAGTTAAAGCTGAAGAAAATAGACAAGCTCTTCTAGATAAGAAAACTCATATGAATCGGAATAAATACTTTGAGAAGGTTAAAGCTAACCTCCTTGAACTTGAGAAATTGCAGCAGGAGAAGTCGGCTAACGATGTACTTCGTAAGAAAAATCTCACTGAATTAGCGGCGTTAAAGAAAAAAATTGCAGATAACGAAAGATCTGAACGCGCTAGGGTTGGGCAGCAGCGCAAGCAAAAACAGGTTCTGTCGAAAAAATAATCTGAAGCGCTGGGTGTCTTTATTCAGGACACAGTTAGTCTGCTAAAGAATAAAACTGTTTCCAGGCTGGGATAGTGCCTGGGTTTTCGAGCTGTCCTTTTTTGAGCATCGGGTGTAGCTCAATTCCTGCAATAGTGGCCTCTGCTGTTTTAAACGATTTAAATCCCAGCGTAGACTGAGTGATGCGTTTAATGCCCCGATGGTCTTGCTCTACCAGATTATTCAGGTATTTTATTCGGCTCACCTCAATCCACAAAGGCAATAGTCCGTAGAGGCATAAAAGGGTATTATGTGTAGTGGCATAGTTAATTTGGCCACCTGATAAAAACCAGGTGATAGACTTAAGTTATCAATACAGGTGTAAAAATGGATAAGAAACACAAACTCCCCTACAGCCCTGAATTTAAGCTAGAAGGGGCTCAATGAGTGACAAAACAAGGATATAGGGGGATAGAAGGAGCAAAAGCAATGGGCGTGAGTAAAAGCGCCATGAGTTCCTGGTTGAATCAGTGAAAAGGGGAATGAGAAGGGAAAAGCCTCTCGGGGTCTCCTATGACACAAGAACAGCAAAAGAGCCGCGAATGAGAAAAGAAAATGAGACGAATAGAAGAAGAGAACAGCCTGTTAAAAAAGGCTTCAGCTCTCTTAATGTCAGAGTTCCTGAACACTTCCCGTGAGTAGAGAAACTTAAGAAGAGCCATGCAGTGACACGCTGATGTCAAGTGTTTGGGATACATCGAAGCCGTTATCAATATTGGGTAAAGGGGGTTAATAGAATCAAGCCTGAACAGATAGAGTGACAAGCTCAGGTACGTCAGGAGCAAGAACGATGTCTGCCATGGTATCAGAACGGGGTATTCCGCCAAGTCGCTATCGGGCAACGAGAGTCATGCGTCAGTTGGAACGGGTCAGCCATCAGCCACCGACTCATCAATATAAAAAGGCGAGACAGGAACATCAGGCTATTCCTGACGTGTGAGCGCGTCAGTTTTCTGTGGCTGCCCCTCATCAGATGTGACCTATCTCTGGGCAGGGAATCGTTGGACCTGTCTAGCCGTACTGATAGACCTGTTTGCACGTCAACCGACTCTCTTCTTCCCCAGACAGTGAATTCACCTGCAAGGCATTGTGGATGGCTTATGAATCAAGAGGACGCCCCAACGGCGTCAGGGTTCATTCAGCTCAAGGTTGCCATGACACGAGCCTTTGACCCAAAGTCTCAGCCGTAAAGGTCATTGTTGGGACAACTCTCCTATGGAACGCCTGTTCAGAAGCCTCAAAACAGAATGGGTACCCAAAGCAGGGTATCCAACTCAACAAGAATCCGGGCGGGATCTTGTTGATGATCTCATTGGCTACTACAGTCAAACGCGGCCTCATCAATACAACGGGGGATGAACGCCAAATGAACCGCAGCGGTTGTACTGGAAAAAACACAAGATACTGGCCTGTTTTACTTGACCACTACAGACAGGCCAATGGGTGGCATAGTCGTTACAAAGTTTTAAGCAACGGGCCGCATCCGGATTCACTGACTCGTAGTTATCCAGGGTGACATCGGAAAAGCGTTCAGGCAGGTTCAAATTATCCATCAGCGTTTTAATTTTTGAGCGCTTGCGGTATTTTTCCTGCTCTGCTTCCGCTTGCTGTAACTCAGATAATTTTTCGCTCAGGCAAGCAGGGCATTCGGTTTTTGTCTCAATCTCTTTGCCGTAGAGTGCTATCTGCGGCAACGTTGTTTGAATACGCCGTGCCTGTCACAGATGGCGTTTCTTTCCTCACAAACCGTGTGCTCTAGTGGCTTGGGGGCACACTCAGGTCTGCCAGCTTTTGGCGAACAGTGGTCATTTCTGCGCTGTAGTTCATAGACCCTCCCTCGACAAACACTCCCTCGCCCAATCAGGGAGCTGCGGTTCTCCATAGTCTTTGTCAGCAAAGCTATCTGCGACAGAGTGGGCCTTGGGTTGCTGGGTTCGTGCCGGTTTTTGCGGCTCGAAGAGCCCTTGCCAGCCGTTGGCGATACTGGCGTTGATAATGGCTTCCGGCTGATGCCCATTGTCTCGGCACTGGCCTGGCAGCTTGATAGCCTGAATCACCGTCTGCTGGGATTTAATCGGCTTGTTGATTTCCTTTCGGTACTGCACCCAAGCATCCCAGATGGGTTTGGGTAGCCAAGTGGGAAGTTCTGGTGAGCTTGGGTCAAACGATTTTGATTTTTCCGCAAGGGGGACTATAGGGGGTTTATTTGGTTTTAATATATTGTCTTTTGTAGTTTGTCTTTTGTGTTTGCCTGATTCGGGTAACATTTCATTCACACAAGTCTTATCTTTCCACTCACTCAGGCATTGATTTATTCCTACAAACCGTCCTGATGAGATAAGGATTTTTCTTTTAAGTAATGCACTTTTAGCTGCTGAGCATTTATGCGGCAACAGTTCTGTTAATTCCGATATCTGCCAATTACTCACCCAGTCTATTTTTTTGTTATAGCCATAGGTTTTTCTAATAATTGCCATAACAACCAAAAGTTGGTGTTGTGTTAAACCTGCGGTTAGTATCCCCTCAAGAAGTTCATTTGAAATTCTGGTGTATCCTTCTTCCAGATCAATAACATTAATTTTATTTTCTTCTTTCTGAGCTTCAAAATCAGCATAGGTAACATTAGTCATGACATGGCTCCTGTAAATTGTTTTCTTTAAATAAATAGGCGTTTGATAAGCTACTTCTCAATTCCCATTTATCGATTTCATGTAAAATGACATCAATGTCTTTGCACAGATAATCCAAAATTTCAGGGAGCTACGGGATGGGTCTAAATTCAGCTTCTCCCGCTTCAAGATACTTATAGATGTTGGCGGCAACTTCTCTTAATCTAATTAATCTGCTATGACTTTCGTGACTAATTTCAAGCTTTATTTTTTCCTGCTGGGCAGGGGAGATATCAACAATTCTCATGTTAATTTCCCCCTATGCAAGTACGTACAGGTTGACAACCGGCCCAGATTAGGCGGCTATATTTGAACATGGAGTGGAAGGTACGGCAGTCTTGGCGTGTAAATGACACTTTGCCGTAAGGCTCAGTCGCGTATTCTGGGATAATCCAGTAGGTATCAATAAACTCAAGGCGAGTTGGGGTGGTAGCAACCATAGCGGTGGCCTCCTTCGTGGGTTCTTTCAAACCTCGCATCCCGATGCTAAACGGGGTGGCGAGACGTAACAGGGTTAGCATACCGGCCACGAAGAACCCGGCGAGACTTGCGTCTCCCCCGCTACGTCCCACCATATTTAGGGGCGCAACGCTGGTTATCACGGACGCAAAAAAACCGCTTACGCGGCTAGTGTCCGCTTCATGGATTGGGATGCTAAACCCGGCACCCGTTTTGTTGGGGTGCTGGATAGAATATAGCGCATGTTTCGTCCTTGCGTCAATTCATCCATTCGTTGTTTGCCGAAAATCGGTTCATCATGACGTTTAATTAGGCTGCTATTTCTAGATTTGACAGTTTCGCCAATTTAGCAATCCCTTTAGGCGTGATACGAACCTGTGTTTTTGTTTCATTAATGCCATTAGTGTGCGTAATCGTTGTTACTTTGTGCTCAATCAATCCCTGTTGAATTTTGTCCTGATAAGCAATCCACGGACTGCCTAATCGTCTGTAAATCCATTTATTTTCACTCAGGAAATCAAACAGGTCTTTGGAGCGTAGTTGTAATTGTTTAGCGGCATCAGTCACGCACATAGCATCATCGGATCTGGCGATTCGCTCTAAGGCGGCTACATCAGGTTTCATTTCTTCTATTTTATGAGTGAGTTCTTTGTTGTGTTTCTTTTCTTGTAATAAGTTTTCCAATACAGCAATTTCATCATTAGGATTAAATCCAAGTAATTTCTCTTGCTCTAGCTGTTGCCATCTATCGACTAATCTTGCTGTAAATTCAGGACAGAGTTGAGCAACCACAATGATACTGTCTCGTTTCCCTTGTTCACCCTGAAACATATAAACTTCAGTGAAACGATTTGGGCTATTTGATTGTTTATTCTCAACTTTCCTCACTGGGGGAAGTTGAATAGTGCCATGGTTTGCAAGGCGTTCTATTGATTGTTTAACTTTGTCATGGCGACTTCCAACGAGTTCAGCAATTTCTAACGAAATCATTTGAAGTTTACTAATGATTAAATTCATATTAGGTACCATTTAGCTCATGTTTTGCTCTTTCGTCAATGCGTACATGGGTTTATGCCACAATTCCGTTATAGCTTTGGATGCAGCAATAATACGAGCGACAATAAAGCCCTGATTAATAATAGTTCTATGCCACCTGACCATATTTTTCGTGGGTAAACTGACCGTTCCAGTCTTTCTTCATTGGTAGCTTACCTTTGAGATATTGCTGATATAACCATGAAGCCCCTTTCTTTAGCAGAACAATTTTGTAACACTGACGTTGCCCAAAACCCGTTGTTGCAATATAGGGTGACTCGGTTAAATATTTATCGCGTGCATAAGCCTGTACTCGCCAGACATGAGACTTGTAGATATCCTTTTCTGCATTGTAGAGAAAATGACGCGATTCGAGAAAAAGGTTGACCTGGTTAATGTTTACGCCATTAAGCTGTTTGCAAAACTGGACGGGGGACATACCAACCTGTAACAGGTTTTGTAAGCAATCAATTTCGGTTTCAAGTTGTTGAACCTGTACACCTAACAGTTGAACTTTTTTGTGTTGCTCAGCCCAGGCAATTGCGGATTCAGCAGGGTCAAGGAAATTAGGTAAGCCTAAAGTTGTTGGGTCATTCGGTAGTGATTTTTGATTAAAGTAAGCAGATTCCATTTTTTCAAAGAAAGACCAGGCTTCATCGGTATCAACAATTTTTGACATACGAGCTGCGCCTTTTTCTGTCCACAAAATCTGCTGACTTGTATATTTACTAACCAACCCGATATTATCGGGTACCCTCTTAAACTGTTGTAATTCATTACCTTCCAGCTTGAAATAATGGATACCTTCGACAAAACGAGATTTATGGTTTGCTAGATTAGCTTGAATGTTTTTCATGCTGGCACCATACCCTTTAGCAAGGGTTTCTGTAGTAACAACACGAATATTTTTCCACTCGATAATAGGTAATTGATTAGAATCGATAGTAATTAATTCAGTTTGCACCGCGGCTTTCCTTTAGTGAGCCAGGTATGATGCAGGTTGAATTGCAAAGAAATTAAATGAATTTTGTTGAAAGGTGTTGACGGGGTACAATTTTGCTTGTTGACCCTGAAGCGTTTAAACTCGACTTAAAAAGGAGATACAACAATGGGCCAGGTTGCATTTGATACTCAAGAATTCGTCGAAACCCTTGAAAACGCAGGGTTGCCGAAAGAGCAGGCCAGAGCGATTTCTATCGCTGTTCGCAAGTCACACGAAGTGGCGGATGTAGCGACGAAGACCGATATCGCTGAGGTAAAACGCGATTTAGAAGACATGCGTAAGGATTTATCTGCTGAGATTGCAGAAGTTCGTAAGGACATGGAAAATCGGTTTGACAAACTGGGGTTACAATTAACAGTCAGATTAGGTGGTATGTTAATACTCGCAGTAGGTGCGCTTACCGCTATTCTCAAACTTGTTCACTAGTCGGATTAAATCCGCGTTAACCTAATTAAACAGGTTATTCTTTCGTCAATGTATCCCTGTTCACTCCAAAAGGGATGTCAACTTTGCTAAGTTATTCATGATTTATCCACCAAAAAAACATCATCACCCCAGATATTCTGATTGATATTGCTGATATCCTCTTGAAGCCTGCTTCCGTTCGTCTTTATCCTGTAGCGTGGCTAGCTTCTTGTCGATTGTTTGAGCGGATAGCTCATTTATTTGTTCGTCTAATGTTTGTCGCGTTTGCGCGATAAAAGGCAAGATAATATCGAGGCTGTAAATGTCTAGTCCGTTCGTTTTTGTTTTCAGCGTTTTTTGAAGCACCAAGCCAACGCGCTTATTGGTCAGTTCTGGGGCTATATGGGTGTGCGCATTAATCATCTTGGTGGTTAACTGCTGAACCCCAGCGCAGCCCATGATGGCGTTCAGCGTGTTGATACCATATTGATTTGTTGTGCCGTCTTTTTTCATACAGTAGACGTTGAGGTAATTTGCTTTCTTTCTGTCATCTGTCTCAACCGAAAATTCAATTGATTCAGCACCGCCGCTGCTGGTGACATATTTTGCTTCCAAAATCGTGACCACATAAGCACCAGATTCATTGATAAAGGCACTTTGGCCGGCCGCTAACGCCGCCTCTTGATTATACGTAAATGTGATATTATTCATTGATTAACTCACTTCGTTTGATTAATGCCATAATAAGCGCAGATGGTGTCATCAACATATTTCAGGTCATTTTCAATCAGCCTCTAAACATACTCATAGGACTTTTGCAGCAGTCGATACCGTTAGTTTGCGTAGAAAAGAGGTAATTGCCATTATTGGCAGTCGCCCGTAAAACGATGGTGAAAAAACTTTCAGGGATAATCATTTGGTCAACCATCTTCCCAACCGTTTTCATTCTGATGTTGCCAAAATCATCGGTTTGCGTGTGAGCGAGAATATAAACGCGTCTGTTCTCTGCCAGCTTTCCAGCAGTATTGAGTATTAACCACGTGTGCTTACCGATATCAGTAAACTTGTCGTAGCTCTTTTCACTGGAACGACTCATTAACTCGTTGACAAGCACATGTTGATAATCATCAATAATGAAAATTTCAAGAGAGGAATGCTTCATGATGTATTCAATTTATCTTCTTTAATAACGCTGCCATCTTCGTTTGATTTATTTCTTACTTTCCAATGCGTTGATTGAAACGGTAATGGCTTGTCTATACATTGGATTAACAGAGTTTTTTGTGGATCAAGATTGCGCAGGCTGGTTGATTTTCTTTTACTCCCGAATCCCCTAAAATTCATGTTGCGATACTCACGGGTTATCCTCGTTGAATGATGGCTATTGTTTCACCAATTAAGTTGAGAAAATCCTTTCTCCTTATGCAAAGCTGGCTTATTTCTTCGTCACAATCTTTTCTCTGCAGGCGATGAATGATTAACTGTTTGTTTTCAGGGAAATCAGCACAATAGCTCACGAAATCGACCCAATTCCTACCCGTACAGTCAAGATGTCCGATAAGTTGCCATTTGTAGGACGGGTCAAAAGAGCCACGTTGCAAAGTGGCATAATGCACAGCCGCGGTAACGGACTTAATTTCAATAACCCCATCATTTCCAACTAATCCGTCTGGACTATCGCCATATTCAACACAATCAAAAAATCCGCCGTGGGTTATGTCAACAAAGTTTGTTTCTTCGTATAATCTTCTGGCTATCGGTTCCTGCTCGTGTCCGCGTAGCATGTGCTCATTAGTGAAACTAAATTCTGATTTTTTACCTTTGATAATCTCAAGGGCAATTTGTAGTGCATATCGCTTTGCCGGTTCACCAAACGCTTTTCACCTATTTGCCATAACACAGCCAAATTGAGACGCCGTCACTTTTCCGCTTCTCAATTCGTTCCACACCTCGGTATTTTGCGCGACGTCATGCCAAATCATCACTCTGGCCCCTCGTTGTCAGCATCCTGGCATCGCATCAGATACAGAATTTGCGCCGCTGTCTGCATAACGTCATAGAGCGCGTCATTAAAGCTATCAGTCGTTTCCAGTGCCAGCAGTAAAGCATCATATTTTTCACCTGACTTTGAACCAGAAAATAGTTGAGCAATATAGGGATTAGTCAAGCGCTCGTATAAGTATTCCCCCTCTGGTATACATGCCTCTACTTCCTCGATTGTTAAGTGTTTCATCGCGCGAAGAATTTCATTTTCAGTTTGAATGTCCATACTGCTTCCTTCTTCGGCGATAGCGGTTGTTAATCCTGGGTTACATGCCTTATTCAGCTACGTTGTAGCTGATGTCATCATTTCGCATGACATATTCGTATTGGGCCGCCATATTCACCAAGTCGAATGGCAATAATGCAAGATGGGGGTATTTTTCTAATGCCAATTTCCATGCTCGATATCGACAGCCTGCGGTTTTTTGAGTAAGCCACCTGGCAACATCACCGTCACACAAAGATTCATACAAATCTTTTGCATCTTCGATACAGATGTCTTTTTCTTTTACCGTTAATTCATCTACAGCATTAAATATCGGGTTTTTTGTTCATGTTTCCATCATTGAACCTTTGAATTGGTGTATAAAACATTTGTAATGAATGCACCTCTGTACGAAGTGCATTGGTTATAAATATTTTATAGTGCATCATTGCCGCCCATCCTAGGCCCCCGCCGAGCACCCGCGCCGTTCGACTATGTTAAAACAATTACCTGTACACCTTATCGATGTACGCCAGTTCAATTTGTTTATGAACTTGTGTTCAAAGTTCTTGCCTGGTTCACAATCCAAGTCACTTAAGCCAAGCATCACGTTCTTCTGCAGGACGGTTAAAGTAGGCTTCTCGTACTATGCGGTTGAATTCAGCGAGATATATCCACGTTTCACTTACCCGTGAATTAGGTTTGTTCGGGTCTTGAAAATCCACCACAGGCAATTTTTCTCGTTTAATCATTAATCTGACGGCTTCATCGGTCTTACCGATCAACTCGGCAAACTTTTCTATCGTTACCGCTTCAACGGGATATTGCCCTGTGTAGTCACTCTTAATCATTGGTGCCTCATGTATTTCAGACCCTTCCAGACCGCTATAGACCGTTCCTGACACTTTAAACATCAAAATGGAGCTTGACATCTGTTATGCTTAACACTGGGTGCACTTGCCTGAATTGACCTGATTTGTGGTGGATTTCTCAGCATTTGCTTAAGAAAGCATCCTTTATAAAGGATGTTTTAAACATAATAATCCTGAGGAAAGGATGATGCCAAGTGAGTATGGAAAAAAACTAAAAGATATTCGTCATGCAGAAGGGCTTACTCAACCAGAATTTTCAGCATTAACTGGTATAAGCCTTGGAGCAATACGAAATTATGAAACAGGACAGAGTGGAGTAGGGTTAAACGTTATTGATAAAATTGTGAAACACCCTAAATTGAATAAATATACTATGTGGCTAATGTCCGATAAAACAGCACCAAATGCCGGACAAATTCAACCGGCTTTCTCTCTCAGTGGCTCAGAGGTTTCGGAGGAGAAGAAGGATCAAAGAAAATCCTTCCATACGAAGGAGAATGATTGTTAGCACTACATGATTTCTGGATGTTTGCAGAAACAATAATGTTATAATTTATAAGGTTTTTGTTGAACAAAGGAATTAATTCAATGGAATACAACTTCGAGGTGGCAGGAATTTATTATGACAATAAAGATGGAACATCAAGAAAAGATATTATTAAAAAACATTTAGATATTGACGACTACACTAAAATCAATGTTAGTTTAATTCGCCATGGTGGAAACAAGCATGACAGAAATGCAATAGGTGTTTATATTTCAAAATCAGGATTTTTTGGATTCAATAACTTAATGATTGGCTTTGTTCCTCGTGAAGATGTTAAAGAAATATCGCCAATGTTAAAAGAAGGAGGAGAAATTACATCGACTGAAATTTACAAAGTATGGCTGCCTTCGTGGAGTGATAACGCCACACCGTATGTTCATATCACCATAAATACTAATTGGACAGAAAATGATGTTGAAGAAATGTACAAGCGTATTAAAGATGAGCAAAGAAAAAAGCGTCTTGAAAAAAGGAGTATGTCATCTGCAACTGATAAAAACAATGTAATAATTAAAAAAGTAATAAACTACATACTTAATATAGCAATATTAATTGCTGTTTATTTTTTAATATTCAAATAAAAACATACTCAATTAACTTGAAGATGCAGGAAATAGCGTTTAATATTTTCTCGTGCTACACCATCAGATAGAAGCTGTTTTGCCAGTTGAAGATTAGCTTCTTTAACCCCATCCTGTCGGCCTAACTGGGTAGCCTCTAGCTTCACCTTTTGCTTCAAGCTGTTCTGCAATCGTCATAACATCCTCCCGATAATCAGTTGCTTTCTCTGCAATCTGATGCAAAATTGCTTTGCATGCGAAGCATTATTCGGTTCGTCGTAAAAAAGTTACTACTCAGACATCTTATTACCCAAATATCCAAGATGGATCCAAACTCAATAATGTTTCTCGACCTCAATTAATTTTTCCATATATTTTGATTTTTTATCGTTATCCATTTTACCTATCTTTTTACATTCATTTGACCCGGCATTTATGGTAGATACTATCGTCCCCTCATTTTTTGATGGGGTAATAAATATGATCTTTTTGATGGGTGGTGCGTCTTGTATTTCTTTCTTGATTAGAAAATTGTCCCGTTCTAAATCACTTAGAATTTCTCCATTCAAAGCCCTCTTTGTTATTTCATCATTATAATTAATATAACAAAAAGTAGTAAAATGTACTGTTGCATTCGAATACTCTTCATCTATTTCATTTGCCACTCTTCTTGTTTTCATTTTAATAATAAGTACTCCATCTTTTAATCCATATGATTCTATTATGAACGGTTTTAGCCAATTATGAATTGGTTTTGATATAACATCTGAATCAGTAGGAACAGTAACAATGTTATCTGTACTTCTTTTGCATTTCACTAGCATGAACATTAGAATAAAAAATATTATGCAAACAAGAATATCTTTGAATGAAACTTTCCAAAATAAATGCTTATTCAAATAATCATCTATATTTTTCAATCGCTAATTCTTTCTTCGGGTGAAAGTTGGGAAGTCATCAATACGCCTTTACGTTTTCACCATGAAAATTTTTAATGTTTGACCCATTGACTTCTTGCTCTAATTAGGTGCATTTCAGTTTGAGTATGAAAAATCTTGCCATTGTTCTTCGTTAATTATTTTTAATGGAATACCTTTCTCATCTCTATAGTGAACCGCCTTCTCAATTTTTCTACCATGTGAAGTATATCGCCAATTTTTAGAACTCATAGTTCCCACTATTAAATAATCTAACTTTTTTGTAACATTACCTATTACATTTGCCCCTTGCCGAATGATCTCTTGTTCACATACACTGCGTTTACCGTAAATAAATTCACCAGTAAGACAAACTGTTTTTCCTGATGCTTCAAATTTATTAATAATATCAATAGGTAATTGAGTTGCGAACCCATCAACAACCCCAGACTCAATATCACACCCAGTAAAAGAAATTAATGTTTTTCTTAAAAATTCTCTTTCTTCTTCTGTAACAACAGAATCTTGTAATATATATTTTACAATATCGTAAATAATTTTACCTGGATAATTTTTTTTAAGATTATCGTTTTTTGACAAAAACCACTTAAGGTATTTTATTTCTGAATCATTTAATTCTTTATCTGATAGTATGCCTTTGCATAATCCTTCAAATAAATGCCTATCTGATTCAATTGAATTTAAATGAAGATAAGGAAGCTCCAACAAGTTTTTTTGAATTATAATTAAATCTTTTTTAATTTCATTTAGTTCAGTAGAATCAATAGTTTCATCAGCTAAAACATCAGATATTCTACGCCGAATAGATTTAAAACAAAAATTATCACTAATCTCATTCGCATTAAGAAGCCAAGTGTCTAAGTATAAAATTTCTTGCGAATTAACACAGCCATCACAGATAATTCCATCTATGATACTAATCAAGTTAGCAAAATGTTTATCTCGATTTCTAAAGTAATTAAACCTGTTAAACTTTTCCACACCTAATTTCCCTATTAGGGCGTTAATAATTATTCACATTTAAGCTAGAGGCAAGCTGGCTTCTTGCCTCACAGTTGATCTAGTTCACTATCTGAAAGGCCGGTATAGCGCTTAACATTTGTGCGATCTATACCATCAGATAGAAGCTGCTGTGCTAACTCCTTGTTAGCATCCTGTCGGCCTAGCTGATAGCCTTCTTGCTGGCCTAGCTGATAGCCTCTAGCCTCACCTCTGGCTTCACCCTTAGCTTCTAACTGTTCTGCAATCGTCATAAAATCCTCCCGGTAAGTCGGTGCCTTTTCCGCAAGGGTTCGGATAAATCCCTCGCCGTCAATCGTATTTCCTGCCTGAGCTATATAATATAATAAACTCTTGCATTGTTCTTTAGAATACTTCCACTTTTCTATTAGATTAGCTAACTCTACAGCAAGTTCCAACATATCCCGTCGTCGGATATGGTCGGGTAGCAACGTGACATCTCTGTCACGCCGCCCCCTAAGAACGGTACGTGCAAGTTTCCCCGCATACCGCTCAAGCCTTTATAAGTTACGATACTATACGATCGTAACCAGCAGCCCTACTATGTTTTTGTCGATGGCAATCAGGATGTAAAAGTTCAAGATTACTCAGTTCATTTTCGCCTCCTTTCACTCTTTCGACTTTATGGTGTATGTTCCAGCCAGTTTCTTGAGTAATTAATTGGTTGCAGCACAAACAGCGTTTATCTTGTCTTCTCCATAATGCTCTCACTTTCTTACTTTCCTACGGCTTCTTGTTTCCAGGTATTTTCTAGCCTTTTTTCGAAATATATTTCCCATTCTTTATCGAATGCGCAGGCTTCACTTCTGATTTTTATATGGCGCTTTATAGGTGTGGAAGAGGCTTTGTACAGTGTGAACATTTTGCCTTCTGGCGATTTTCCACTGAACACCCATTGGTTATTCCCTTGAACGGTAAAGTATTTTTTTCTTACCCAATATTTACCTTTCTTTGGGTGACGTCTTAAACACCATTTCCACAAAACTTGCCAAATCAGATGATCGATTTTAGAAAAGGTTTCTTTCGCCACAACATGTCGATGGTAATTTACCCACCCTCTCATTATCGGGTTGAATTGAGTTATCAGTTTCCATGCGCTACTTGACCTTTCCTTCTTTATCGTGGTTCTCATTTTCTTCAAAAAGTTTGTGAGATTTTTTTTGGCGGGTGTTATTAAAAATTTGCCGTTAAAAGATCTCACATTCTGTCCTAAAAAATGAAACCCTTCACTAATATGGGTAATTCCCGTTTTTTCTTGTGATAGACGCAAGCCTCTTTTTGCCATGAATCCCTCAACCAGCGGTTTGACCCTTGATTCAAGGAGTTCATGTGAGATACCTGTTATCACAAAATCTAGAGTAAAGGAATGACTAGGGGCTATTTTCTAGCTTACCTATCATTCCCTTCTCATCCCACCGTACGTTCAGTTTTCCCGAATACGGCGGTCCGACAGTCTTCATCGTCAATCATGCGCAAGTTTCGTTGGATACTCCATCATGCCACTACCAATGTAAACTATTCCCATTGCATAAAGCTTACCGTTTGGAAATTTCTTCCATCCAAACCCACGGCCTCTACTTCTGCGGATTAAGTATCTACGAAAACGAATATTAATAAAGCGCTGTAGTCCGCGGAAGGCATCGCTAGCATTGGCGTGACGAAAATAATTAACCCATCCCATCACCACCGGTTTCACTAATTCCACGTATTCTTTGGGACTGACAGGTGCTCTTCTTGATGTCAGAAATTTCAAACTATTCCGTATAGCCTTTTGCGCATGCTTTGCTGGAAAAGTGTATATGACTTTCTTTCCGCTCTTAGGACTTTTGCGTTTCACAAAATTGAACCCGATAAAATCAAATCCATCGCTTAACTTTGTTATACGCGTCTTTTCTCGGTTTAAGGTCAGACCTATCCTTTCTGCCAGAAATGCAAACGCTTCTAATACCGGCTCTGCACTTTTCTTGCATACTAAATATTGCATCATCGCAATATCGATGCAGGGTGGCACCTAGCTTTTCAGGGTACCCTCTTTTATGCCACACCTGGTCGATAACGTTTAGGTAGATATTGCTATATAGCGGCGACAACGGTGAACCTTGTGGCACACCCACCTCTGTTACCTCTATGTTTCCACTTCTCGCTATACCAACCTGTATCGTTTGTTTGATTAACCTCAACAGGCTTCCATCTGCAATCTTTCGACTGAAAAGACAAATTTTAAAAAATAACTCATTTAAAATCAATTAGATAAATGATTTGTTGATTAAAAAACAGGCAGCAAAAGACCATAAAATGGGATAAAAGCCGATATTTTAAGTGTGATTTAACAATGAGTTAAATTTTATTATGACCTGTGATTTTCATCAAAAATAGGGATTAATTCAGTTTCATAAATTTGATCGAATATGACTTACTCAGTCAAAAGTTAATTTTTAGCTTATTCATACTCTCGTACTTTATCTCTTTAAAAACAGCATTTAGGTATTTGCTTGATGGTTTCATGGCCTCTATTTTGTCAAATAAAATGAGCGTTTTTTGATAGTTTTGTTTGTTAAAAAATATTAAAATTTCTTAAAATTAACTATTTAACCTGTTATAACTTTTTAACTTTAATGGAAAGAATGTTATGAGACCTATATCGTCAACATCGTCAACATCGTCAACATCGTCAACATCGTCAACATCGTCAACATCGTCAACATCGTCAACATCGTCAACATCGTCAACATCGTCAACATCGTCAACATCGTCAACATCGTCAACATCGTCAACATCGTCAACATCGTCAACATCGTCAACATCGTCAACATCGTCAACACAGAAGTTTGTAAAAAGCATTCAAACTGTATCTAATTCAACATCATCTATTCCTCATCACATTTCCCCGAACCCGAAAAGTAGTCAGTATATAGAAGACAGCAAAAACTTCTTTCATAAAGAGACAAAGACGAAGCCAAATCAAATCACTAGTTTCAATAAAAAAAATAAAGGCCATTTTGAAAATAAATATAAATCACATAAGTGGACATTCATAAAAAATTATCGTGAGAAAGAATTACCAGTATTTGCTAATGAGGTTACAGCATACCAATATAAGATTATTGCCCAAAAACAGGGTTTTTATGGAGAGCTGCCTCAGCTAATTAAAAGAAAAAACGTTGAAAATAATGAGACTCTAGATTTGACAAAAGGCAAAGAGGGAGATGAACTCCTTAATATTTTCTTTGAAAAAACCCCGAATGGAAAATCGACAAAACGAATAATGGATGATTTTGGTTTGCGTGCAACAGCGGTTAGACGCGGTACAGATTCTTATTTAAAACGTTTCTTACAAGAGCCGTTCCTTGTTGCTGATTTTTATATTGACGTAGAGTCAGTGAACTCAAAGTTAACAACAAAATAAACTGGGGTGAGCCTGTCAATAAATTTGTGTAAATAACTAAAAACACGATATTTAAAGTGTGATTTAACAATACCTTAAATTTTATTATGACCTGTGATTTTGCTCAAAATCAGGACATTCCGTGCTTTTTTCAGTCTTTCATTTTCCAGTCACTTTCCTTTCTTAAACTTCCTTCCAGCCGGACGCCCTTATCATCTAAGCAGTTCGGCCCGGCGGTCATTGAAAATGATATTTGAACCCGATGGTACCTCGGGTGTCTTGCGTACTTTTTTCCCCAGTTTGTTGAGCCACATCTCCCCATACATCTAAACGCGCACGGATTAATGTCCGCAAAAATCCCCGGAGAGCAAGATATGACACATACCCAGCCGCCAGAACGCCTGAAACAGGCGCGCAGCAGGTTCATGCAACCCATGCCCGAACCCGTGTTGCGCGACCTGCTGCAACAACCCGCCGCCCGCACAAAAAAAGTGAGCCCCCGCTTCCGCTTCATTGACCTGTTCGCCGGCATTGGCGGCATCCGTATGGGCTTCGATGCTCAGGGCGGTGAATGCGTTTTTACCAGCGAATGGAACAGGTTCTCGAAAAAGACCTACATTCAGAACTACGGCGCCCCTCATCCGTTTGTGGGCGACATCGTTCCATATCCGGCAGAGGACGTGCCGGACCATGATGTACTGCTCGCCGGCTTCCCCTGCCAGCCGTTCAGTATTGCGGGCGTCAGCAAAAAGAATTCGCTGGGCCGCCCACATGGTTTCGAATGCACCACGCAGGGAACCCTGTTCTTTGACGTGGCCCGTATCATCGCCACCAGACGCCCCAGGGCGTTCCTGCTGGAAAACGTCAAGAACCTGCTTTCACACAACAAGGGCCACACCTTCAACGTCATCCTGCAAACGCTCAGGGACGAGCTGGGCTATGACGTGCATTACAGGGTAATCGACGGGCAGCACTTCACACCGCAGCATCGCGAACGAATCATCATCGTCGGTTTCCGCGAAAAAACGGGCTTCTCATGGGATGACCTGAAACTACCGGAAGAAGGTCCGCGCCTGGCGTCAATTCTGCACAGGACGGATGGCACAGAGCCGGTGCTCCCCTGGGATGGAGAGCGCTTTTTCGATCACGACAGGCGGGCCGTGCCGCCCCGATACACGTTGACGCCCAACCTGTGGGCCTACCTTCAGGCCTATGCAGACAAGCACCGCGCCGCCGGCAATGGGTTCGGATTTGGCATGGCCTATCCCGATAGTGTGACACGCACACTGTCAGCCCGGTATCACAAGGACGGGTCAGAAATCCTGGTATGGCAGGGCAGCAACAAACGGCCCAGACGCCTGACGCCACGCGAATGCGCCCGCCTGATGGGCTTCCCTGACGCTTTCCAGATACCTGTCAGTGATACACAGGCTTACCGTCAGTTCGGCAATAGCGTCGTCATGCCGGTCATGCAGGAAGTCGCCCGCATCATGACGCCCCACGTGCGGGCGCAGATGCATTGCCCCTGTTTTCCTGATGGTTGACGTAGTAGACAGCGCAACACGTAGCCGAAGGAAGTAAGTGCAAATACAAAAACGTATTTTGGAGAGAAATCCATTTATTTACAGATAGTTCAATAAAAATTTACATAAATAAACGGTGTTTGACGTTTTTTTAAATTGAAACTTATAAAATATTTTGAATTAAAAAATCTCAAAGTTTAAAAATGATTTAATAAAATAAATTATCCAAAACTGGATTTAAGAAACGTAAATGATATTTAAAAGTCTGAATGCCCACATTGCGCGTTTTAGCTATAAAAAAATAAATAATATGAAAATTTTCATAAAAAAATACCTTATACACCTCTGATAAAAGAAGAACTTGATATAAAGCTTAATGCTTCGAAAGAAAGAATTGCTTTTTTGCTCAATCATTTACAAAAAAATGATGACTTGAAAAATTTTCACAAAAAGAGGCTTAAAATAAGTATTTTTAAAGACTTAAATTTTTACATTCAAATTTAAAACAAATAAACATATTTAAATTATTTTTAGGAAATAAATGAGCTTAATTACCAATACTACTATAAGAAATATTTTAGGAATAAATGTTAGTGAATCAGAGTTAAAGTTGTTAGAGTCAAAAAGATTAACACCAACATCAATTAAAAATAGTCCTAGACTTTTAAAACGATTAGAAAGAACACATAAAAAAACTTTTAATGAAAATAAAAAAGTGGCTATTAAAACTTTTATTAAAGAATTAACTGTTTCTAAAGATAAGAAAATAGAACAAAATCCCCACTTTCTATCAGATAAAAATATAACTATATTTCCTTCATTTCAGGATCTAAAACCGCTAAAAATTGATTCTCAAGCTAAAAATATTAAACAGGGTCACTGCCCTCAAGAAAAAAAATTTTGCGTCACAATAAATCAAGAAAATTTAGGAAGTATTTTATCTGATGACCGATATGTGTTTATTGTTGTTCCTTCCCTTAATTCTAAGACTAAGTTCGAAATTATCAGTACCTGTGAAGGGCAATTCTCTTCTGATGGAAAGAGAATTGGTCACGTATCTCTGGCAATGAGCGAAAGTGGTAGACTAGACGTTTATTATGCAGGAATGTTTGAGGTAGAAAATGGAAACATAAATAATTGGAGTAATGAAAGTGGCCATTACAAAACCGATATGAATATTCATAAAAAAGTGGCTCGCTATATGTCGGCTTTCCCTCCAGAAAAATTTAAAGAATTTCGTTAATAATATTTAAAACACGTCTGCATCCTGTGATGGTTTACAGCTTTCTTGGTTAGACAGCACTATTAACAAAATAATGATGATTCATCGAATAAAAAGGGGATTGATGAAAAAATCATTTGATATTTATCATGTATGTGGTCAGATAATAAAAAAATAAATCATTCAGTTATTTAAGGTCCCTCAATATAAGGTCTTTCTAAATTTCAGGAGTTTTTGATATGAACGTTAACCATTCTACTTCAAATCAGCCCTTACTTAGAGATGATAAAGTTTACAATGACTCACAAGAAAGACCTGTCGGCATCGCAACTCAAATAGACAAAGTGACAAATTGTGTCACAGACCCCAAAATAGATTCCACAAAAATTCCAACCATGACACCTGAAGATAAAAGTAAAATGGACGAACTTTTCAACCGCTGCTTTAATGCCGGAGAAGCAATTTCAAAAGCCTTAAAGCAATAAATGAGAGATCGTTTAACGAAGTCGGTCATAAATTTTCAGCGGCCAAACAAATAAAAACACCTGTAATCCTACCCCCTCGGCACTTCAGGCCAGGTGATTTCCCCCTTCGATGGGTCAAGGCGATGAAGGGCGATGCGATAGGCTTTCCAGCTCTTGAGAGCCTGGACCTCTTGTTCGGTCGCTATCCCTAGTTCTACCGCATCGGCCAGAGGGCCTATGGCTTTGCTCGCTCTGTCCATCCATTTTTCTTTTTCCCTCGCCGCTTGCCGCGTCCGTTCTGCCTCTGTTAGGTCCCTCTCACCACTTGATGACCGTCAAAAATCCATTCTCCATTATTTTCTGCGCCCTCAGGCAGCGAATCCAGCTCGACAATATTGCAATTTAAAGGGAATAAGGTAGAAGCATCTCTCGCGATAGAGACCACCGTGTTTTTTTCATCAAACATCACTTTGAATGTGTCTGGCTGAAACGTTTTTTGAAGGTCATACCAATCATCGCCGTTTTCATCCTGTAGGTATGAAGCATTGATGTTGTATTTCAACTCCCTTTGTTTTTCTGATAATGCTTCAATATCTGTCTTGTTAAAATTTTTATACATCTTCATCACATTATCCCTGCCCTACGGTTATCCACTGCCCATTAATATTTTTCTGTATGAATCGGTAATAGGCATAGCTTTTTATCTCCCAGAGACCATCCGTTTTAAACCCCGTGACCACAGCGCCTGCGGGAAGTTGTCGGTCATAGCCCTGAACACTCATGAGTTGCGCACTGGATAATCTGATGTCCCGGACAAAGGTGCGATTGACTTCCTCCCAGGGGGCCCGGCTTTGTACGGCTTCCGTGATTTTGGTGGTGATCCATTGATTTAAGAGCCCGCCCCAGCACTCTCCGTCAATATTGCCATCTTCTTGATAGGTCGCGGTTTTTCCGTTCTTTGACACCCTGAGGGTGTCGTTCACTTGAATTTGTCCCTGCACTTCACCGCCGTGCCGTTTATCCAGTGCATTTTTTGCACAATCGACCGTTTCTGACAACCCCAGATTTTCTATAAATTGATGTTTATCCGGGATGTCCGCCCCGTTGTCATTTTTGGATAAAAATACTGAGTTTAGAATCTCAACAATCTGTGTGTCATCATCAGGATTTAATACACCCCCATTTTTGGTAATAACATGACATAGCTCACGTTGTATGGTATTAAACCACTTAGCAGGTAATAATGTAGGGCTGACCCCACCAGCCACATTACCCTCGGTAAATTCACCGTCTGGCGTCGCGGTATTGGTAATATCGCCAATTTTTTGCATAGAGAATCCTCAAAAGTTAATTTGATGAATTTAAAAAAACGTTTTATTTAATCAGTGATAGCCAAATAACAGCACTGTGAACGGCGGGGCCAGTGGGTTAAGTGTACATTCCAGCATGTTATTGCCCCAGGTAGCCAGCGGCTCTCCACAATAAGTCACACCACATTTAGCCCGAACATACGTTGTTTGCTGGGCGTTAACCCGCCAGACAAATGGCCAGTCATCCCCATTAATTGCCTCACCACATACGCTAAACCCTGCCCGAGCCTGACGAAACTCATCAATGGTAATGTCATATCCTAGCGTTTTGGCCAAACTGGTATAACACTGTTTTGAGAGTGATCCTTTGCCCACCAGCCGGGATACAACAGCCTGGCGACGGCGCTCAATGGTATATGTTTCGCCAATCGTGCAATTATCGGGCAGACCTAATGACTCCTCCCATTCCGGTAGCAACTCCAGCGCCGTGGCCGGGAAACCACCAGTAAGCAGACCAATCGCGCTGGCGTCTACGCGTTGAAATGACGTGGCCAACGCCTGGGCCAGTTTGGTGAGTGGATTATCAGCCCCCGTTTGCCAAACGCGCCCACGCGGGAAATGCGCCAGTAACGCCGATTGATAATCGGACGTAGTGAACAGGCTGGTCATGTAATGGTCACCGTTCCGAGTTGCGGGAGTTCGCCCACGCCCAGCGTGATATTCTGAGTCGGAGAGGTCATCAAAAACCCATCCGTTCCCGGAGCAGAAGCGATCGCCGCGTTAATTGACGACAGAGTGACAATACCTTCCCCTGCAGGATCTCCTCGGGTAAAAAATACCAGGTTAATTGCGGTGCTAATGGCGGCGGTCAGGTCCTGTTCCTGCTTGATGATGCCGGTAATGGCAAAATCAATGACTTTAGGGATCGGGGAAGCAACGTAAACCAGAGCCGTTATCGTCTGATTCGGATAAATGGCATCAGCAACGCGCAGCTGGTCACCGGTGGCTTTTGCGTAACAGCCCCAGTCTTCATGGTGCGAGAGGCCATCAGTGCCAGAAGGAAAGCCGTGGTTGGTCTGATCGTCCCCATCACACATAATGTATATTCCGACCGTTCCCGCGCCCATCAGACGGCGCACACACCACGCACGCGTCACACCCGGGACCGCCAGCGCCCAATTCACATAATCAGTCTTGCTCCCGCCTTGCGGTAATGCCTGATACGCCAGAAGCATTCGGGTTCGTAAAGGCTCGTCTGTCTCAACGTTAGCACCACCACTAGCCGGATGAATCAGCGTGACCTGCGAATCAACACCGGAATAACTGTTATCAAGCGTCAGCACGGTTCCCACTGGCGCATTACCGAGTACGCCACCAGCGGTGGGATCATCAAGCGGAGAGACCAGAACAGCGGTGACTGGCGTTAACGCAGTGCCATCAAGCCCGATGGTGACAGAATTATCCAGGGTGTATTTGATCCCATCCTTGCGATTGATAACGGCCCCGGCCGGGACTGTCCCTCCAGCCCCTGTCAATCTGGCGGCTGAGCTTTTGGCGGCAGTGGCGGGTTTTCGATATACGGTCACTAATGCCGCCCACGCTGCTAAATACTCATCTGTTGCGGTAAAAGGCGTTGATTGTTGTGCTACCCAGTCAAGATAGCCATAGTGGCCATATGACAAACCCGCCTGAACATCACCGGTGATCGCCAGGTTCGAAAACCGAAGCAGTCCACCTGTTTTCGGTAACGCACTCTGTATATCGCTCTTCACCTGCCCCCTCAGATCAGTGAGTGTTGGGTGCTTATACGGCATTCGCTATTTCTCCCCATGCCCAGTCAAATTCAACACTTCTTTTGCTCCCGTCCGGCTGCTCAATAGTAACGTACAGATATAAGGTCGACGGATAGACTATGCGGTAAGTGACCTCGACAGATCCCGCTATAAGGTCATCAATCATCCATTGCAGCGCCTCGCGGGCGTAGTCCCTGGCCTTTTCGGCCGTGTCACGGGATAAACGTTGACGATAAATCAGCCATAAGCGGGAGCCTATACGGTAATCTTCGCCTAAATCACCCCACCAGCCGCGGCGATCGTCACCATCGTAGGTATCATCTGCCCGCGCTTGCTGATCTGTAAAAAGGGAAATGAAAATGGCCGTATCGAGATCGTCACCGCTGGTCAGATCGCCGGTTTCTGATACCCAGCCACCGGAATCTATTTTCCAGACTGTTTTGATATCACTCACTGGCTACCCTCCTACGGGCTTAGACGGTTTTGTACTGTCGATTGTGCGGTGACCACCCTGAACGTTTTTAACCTGGTGATCATGGTCGTTGTACGCCTCCCGGAGCTGCTTAAGGGTCGCTGTATTGCTTTCACAGTTGTCAATAATGTCTCCAGTGCATTTCAAAACCGGCGTTTTTGCCAACACTTCTTCACTGGCTGTGATCGTCACTACCGTAGAATTCACCACGTCCACCGGCTGACCATCTGCGTCTATGGTGATGCCTGTTTCCGTGAGCTTGACGAGCTGGCCCCACTGGCTATAGATAACCGTCTCTCCGGGTTTCAGGCCAGATTGCCGATGGGATTGATGATTTGACGCAATAATGACGCCTGATGAACGGTCCCCACCTAAAAACGCGATTACCACGTCAGTGCCCACCGGCAAACCAGACGAAAAACCAAAGTCGCTCATACGCGGCGTATCGCCTCGCACCTCTAAGGGAGTCTGTACCTGCAGCTTTTGAATGGGGCCGCTATCACTGGTTGCCGTCACTCGGCCAATAGATAACGCCATCTGAACGCGGCGCAAGAGTTGACGGTAAGCGGCGCTGATATCCATTAGTTATTAAGCTCCCTTACCTGCTGATAGAACTGGTACGGCTCAACGGTGAACGCCTCTGGCGGCATCAAAACAAGCTCGGCCGTCGTCCCACGCTGATCGCGAGTAAACGTCACTTCAGAGAGCAACCAATACATATCTGTAATGTTAAAAACGGGAATACTGATCGGAATCTGGGTATTGATTTCCCAAAGTTTACCGGACTTATCGCGCCAGCTGTCCACAACGACGCGGAGAGCTTTTGAACGACCGTAGCGCCGGTTCATTTCCCAGTCGATATACTGTTGGGCCACACCATTCGCGATCATCGTGCTTTCGATGATGTCTATTTTCTTGCGAGGGCGCATTTTTTCAGGGTCCTGGGCGCTGGCCAGAAACGTTCCGCCATATTCAACGGAGGACCCCACTTCATAAAGCGGCGCAACCGACATGGACAACCCAGCATAGTGGGAAAAACGCTGGTCTATGCTGCTTTGATAGTCTGCCGCCTGTATGTTCTCGCCCTGCATCACCCCTGACGCGGCTTTTTGTGTGCCCACGCGGGTGAGGTATAAATTGCCGTCCGGGAGGTCATACGCCAGTAACGCGCTCCAGCGGCACACACGATCAATAATTTCTTGCGGACTTTCCCCCCAGTTAATCGTCAATTGCGGCGCGGCCTGTAGTCCGGTCACGTCTGTTGTCACGTGAATATCGTACGGTGCGGCGAGACGCTGAGACATGGCCAGTGCATCGAGCCCCGTCATCACATTACTTTCCCACTCCGCCGAACAATCAACCAGATCCTGACATTTTCCACGACCGGTCACACGAATCTGATGCTGATTTGGGCGGATTGATGGGCAACAGCGGTCAACGTAGCCGGTTATGACCATGTCTTCCCCCAACTTCACAACGCACGGATCACCAGGACTAACCCACTGTTGTTCGCCACCGGGGTAATAGTCCATGATGGAAATATCAAAGTCTGAGGGCATTCTCTCAATGCCGCGCGTAATCCGTATCCGGTCCCAGCCGTGCAACGCGCGCGCCCTGACCTCAAGGTATAGCTCGTCTACTTTTTCCGTTTTTTCGGTTGTCATTTGCTGAGCGCCTTAAAATCCAGTGGCATAAATGCCGGGTGAACAGGATTAACGCATCTCACCAGCTCGTTATTGCGTGCCGGATCCTGATAAATACGCTCAGAAAGAACAAGCGAGGGGAGAGAGGTATCAAACTGGTATTCTGTGAAACGGGCCAGATTTGCCCCACGTTCGGTCAACTTTGGTGTTAGAAAGCCCCTCCCGAACCGCCTCGGCAATACCCTGGCTGTGATCCTGGCTTTTACTGTTATTCACCGTCGATGTACTGGATTTACTGTTGTTATTGACTGTGGAGGTGTTAGAAACGTTGTTGTTTTCCGTCCTGTTCTGAACCTGGCTAACCGGCGCGCCGCTAATGACGGATTGAACCTGTTCTGAGGACCACGGGTTGTTACCTTCCTGGTTAAACAGGGCGGTTAATACGCGCGCTCTTAACGCTGGATCTGTGAGATTCAATTGATCGCCTGGTTTCACCCCAAGCTCCCGACTGGCTCCCGATATCATGGCGCGTGTATTATTCCCGTCTGAAAGTGGGGAGGCAGTGCTAATGATTTGCTCTATTGTCGTCAGAGGCCGATTCCGTGCGGCCTTGCTTTGCCCGGTGTAATACAGCATTAACTGGCGATCAGCGGCAGCAATGCCCACCTCGGGCGTCTCAAATTTTGCAAACCGGGCAGATCCACCAGCACCAGGCTCCATCACCGCGCCTTGCTGGCGAGCATAGTTCATATTCCACGGGTTATTATTCCGCACTGACCGTGCGCGCGGGTTAACACCGGCACTGGGCTGGCCAATATTTACCCCCTGATAACTGTTTACACCCGTTGAATTTGAGCGTTGCAGCGCAACGGCCAGATCGCTCGCCAACTGATTGGCCATTTCTTTAGGACCGTAATACGCCTGGAATTTCTCACGTAGACCATCCGTCATAACCCCAAAATCCATCGCCGTTTTTTCGGTGATGGTCAGCGTCTTATAAAATTCAGGGTCGTTATATCCCTTTCTCAGCTGTTGAGACTCATCCCCTCTTGTTACCCCCAAAGCGTGCATTAATGCAACATTATCAGGGCCATGAGTTAATATATCCGTGATGCCTTCCATGCCATCTTTAACTGAACCATCGGACAGCAGCAGGCTGTAAAAACCGCCTCTGGTTTTTTGTTTCAAACCATCCCATGCAGCGCCCATTTCATTGATAGCGCCATTGATGCCAGTGAGATCGTCATTTAGCCCATCAGGAACAGTCAGCCCAAAATCTTTAGACTGACTCATTAACTCATCAAAATTACCCGTCCTGAGTAATTTTAAGCTATTAGCATCAAGGCCCAACCTATCGGAGACTTTTTTCTGATTCTGAGAACTTAAAGCCGGAAATACCCTGGACAGATGACGCATCGTCCCCGTTAAATCAGCGGTTCCATCATCATTTTTAGCAATCTGGGCGCCTATTTGATTAAGAAGAGATAACGTGTCGTGACTTCTTCCCTGGAGAGCGTCATTAAATACACCATAAAGTCCCTCAACAGATTGTTTAGCCGAATCGGCATCCATACCCAAAATTTGCATCGCACCGGATAACTGAGTGAATTTCTCAACGCTTAATCCCGCGTTCTGTGCAGACGTAGAGAGTTCTTGCGCACTTTTACCCGCTTCTCTCATGCCCGTCACCGTTTTATACATCCCTGCGGCAGCGGCACCAATGCCAAGAGATAACCCCCCCACCATTTTTAATGGGGAGACCATATCGCCAATTAACTGAACACCCTCTTTAGCAAAGGTATTCAACCCCTTAAATTGTCCTGTAATAGAATCCAGACCATTTAAAGTGTCTTGCCCTCCAGGTTTTAAACCTCCTTTTAATTTATCTAACGGCGGGTATAGAGACTGCACTGAGCGAATAATACGATCAATTTGCTTTGATGCATCATCATTGGCTACCAAATCAAAATCGAACTGTTCACCCATGAACTCCCCCTCCCATGCGTTTCATTTGTAAGTACCAGAATAAAAAACGGCTGGCGGGTAATTTGCCCGCCTCATAAGGACCCCAGTGATAAAAATGTGTCACTTCGGCTACTGCGTTCCCCCAAACGATGGCGGATAACGCAAAAAATCCAGCAGATATTTCTCCGCTTTCCTATAATCACGGTAATTCATACTCTTGATTATATTTTGAGGGATGAACGGATCACTTAATAATGAAATAAGTAGTCCCATCGCCGACATATTCCCGTTTTTAGACTGCTCATCATAAAACTGTTCAATTTGAGAAAAACAGGGTTCTTTTATCACAAGGCTATTAAAGGTTTCCTTACCATCTACGGAGGATAACGGCTTAATAAGGTTGAGCGTAAACGATGATTCCAGACTATCCAGAAAAGCCAAATCGTTAATGACTGTTGCCATCATTAATTCTCCGTAACCGAAAGACCTTCCCATTTAACATCAAACTTCGCATCTTCGGAATCCACTTCCTGCTCATCAACGGTCCACATATGACTACCAATAATAGTTTTACCGTTGGCTAACTGAGCAACTACAGTGACGTTGGTTTGATTGTTAAATCCAATAACAGACGTTCCACGACTGTCACGCAATGACATTGAAATAGACCCTGCTGAGGGTTTTTCTTTGTAACCGTGAACTCCATCCATTCCGGTCAGTGTTTCACGTTTAACGCGAGTGGGTTTATATTTAAACGAACCCTCGACCATCACTGTTAAACCATCAACAGTGACATAAGCGGTCCCCGCGAGTAAACCGGTTGTATCAGCCATAACAGATCCTTAAATATCATGATGATGGTTGTAAGCGGAATTGCGCCAAAACAGCGAAAATACGTAACTGATTCATTAATACACCATCCCAGAGAACATCAACACGACTGGGATTCTTCGCGTTCTGCTCAACCATCAGACCAGCAGCAAACCCCTTGCTATCCTGAACAACGTAACCTAATATCAACGAACGCTTTCCTTTCTTCTTACCTGTTAGGGGCTGGTACTTCTTCCGCTGCCAGAAACCTGACGCCTTTGGGGTTGAGCAAAGCTTTACCGCCAAGGTGCCGTGTGCCGCCAAACTCCTCGGGGGCCAGATATTCGGCGGCCGTGGGCCTGATCAATACCTTGGCTTTCAGGTTGGTCTTTCTGGCCGCTTTGGATGCTACAGAGTTAACAGTAAAAGGCGTTGGATTATCCAGCCTGCTTTGCAGGTTGTCCTTTTGCGCCTCCTGAATCTTACGCGCCGTACTGGTCAACGCTCGCGCTGTCGCAAAAGGGATCTGCTTTTTGAGGGCCATTAATTGGCGCTCAAGATCTTTTAGATGAGCCATTAAATGGTTTTATCTCCCCATACTTTCCAGCCACTGCATCGGCATAAATTGACGGCCCTCATTATTTTTGAATCTTATTCAAACAGACCTGCCTCACATAATTCTGCAAGCCTGTTATTTGCTGCCCGGCGATGTCGATTCTGTTTCGGAGGAGGAAATAATCCCGTTGAGTGGCGTCAGCAAGTCGGGGGGCGGTTGCATCATCCACGCCGGAGGGGGTGGTATTGGTGGACAGGTCGTGACAGGTTGCCTTGACACGCAACCGGCGACGGCCATCAGCCACATCCCGCTCAAGCTGGGCAACAAGATTTTTATTATGTTCCAGTGCTTTGGTGTGTTGTGCATCCAGTTGTGACACCGTCTTTATCTTCTGGCGAAGCTGTTTAAGAGAGGCCTGATGCTGAACGAGCTCTAAAACGGCTTTTTGAAGGGCCTGTTCAGACTGCTGATATTGATGACGATAATAGACAGCGACACTGAGCAGTGAAGCCAGTAATACCATTATCATCCCAGGGATTGTCCAGCGCATCAGGCGGTGACTCTGTGTGGCGCTTTCATCAGAGACAGTTCAACCGCTTCAAACCGCGCTTTCTCCTGTTGACGTCGTGCCATTAATCCCCGTAATGCGACTTTTTTGCCTTTGACCGTGCCATAACACCATTTAGGGAACTCGGCCGCCGCGCCGGCTTCATCGCCCGCGTTCAGCTTTCCAAGCAGCGTTGAGTGAGCAAACGCCTTCACCCCGATGTTAAACAAAAGAGAGCCCAGCGCGTCAAATTGATTCTGCCTCACCGTCACCTTGAGCAAGATATCAAGTTGAAGACAGATGAGGGTGATATCTTCACGCAAAAAAGCCTCTGCCTGCCCGGGGGTCATTGTGTCACCGGCCTTCACGCCTGCGGTATGCCCGTAGACGAGAGTCCATTTGTCTGCACTGCATTGATAGGCAGTGAGCTTAAGCCCCTCAAACGCCTGGATTCGTGCGATGCCTTCAGGGCTGATGTCCATGGGTTACTCTCCATTCTTGCGCTGAGTGAATGATTGGATGCGCGCGCGGATGTAGTCTGTGCCCACATAGCCGATATAAATGGCCAGCACCTGCGGGGCGGAGGCCGGCAGGGTGCCGTGAAACAGGCCTTCGACCATCATCAGGAGGGGTTGACTAAAAAACGCCAGCGTACTGCAGGACAACGCATCGAGTAATCGCCGGCTCCAGGCATGTTTTCCCCACGCATTGCGCCACAACGAAAACAGGGCGGCGAGGCTGGCGTAGCCAAAGTCGGCTTGATGACCCCGAATCCAGGCCAGCAACGCAACCCAGAATCCAGGCTCTTTCTCAGGCATGGTCATAGGGGGAAAACATCATGAAATAGGACGACCCTTTTTTTGAGGCATATTTGAGACAACAAAAAGCCCCCACCGAAGTGGAGGCTCTGTGTTTTGTTTGCAACTAATATAGTATGGGGCGATTATGTCGGGTCACGGGGACACAGTCAAGTACTTTTTGTGGCTTTTTTGAGAGGAAAACTTTTAGAGCAATTTGTTTTGATTGATGATGAAATTGTGATTTGAATCATGAAAATGCAAAATTGAGTTATGTGCAGAAACTGCGTTTTCATCATGATTGAAACTGGTCGTGTTTTCTTTTAAAAGAATAGCCGCCTTCGGCTCTCCTATCACCATAACAGCATTCAACTTTTTGCGTCTAGTATTGAGCTTTTCTATGACAGCCTTCAAATTTTCTGCCTCACAATTCCGCCGATGCGCTTTTTTACCAGCATGGAGGATTTCGCAAGCAAACTTCAAGCGGCCGATGAAGCCATTAAAATAATCAATCAAATTTTTTGTTGACATGATGAATTTCCTTTTTTTAAATAGGCCATCAAAGTATTTGATGTCCGAATAAAAACGTAAGCAATATTAATAAATTTGTAAAAATTTAAAAACAATGAATGATGAAAAAACATTTTTAGCCTCAATAATGTGAATTTTTCAAGATTGTGTGAGTCTTGTCTTATTCTGAAAAGGCATCGACCTGACCTGCGATATAGGCTTCTGAACGGGTTAAATACCCTGAGATAGATTTATGGTCTCGTTTGAGGGCGCGGCCTATCGCCCGACAAGAGGCCTTGCCTAGATAACAGGCCACGATAATATCGTAACCCAGCGAATCCACCTGTTTGAGTCGGGCGACCGCAAGGTCTATCTTTTGTGCTTCATCGTCACAGAGCATCGGCCGGATATCACTACTGGCCATCGGCACAGGCCAGGATGACACAGGATGACACGGGATATTCCGTTCCCACACGGGTGCCTGCCCAGTTGCCCCACGCGGTCAATCGATACTGAATCGTTTTCATATGGCTGCCTCCTCGATATAGTCTTCAATCACCACGACACATTTGCCATTTTTAATCCTGTTATCAGCATCAAATTTCTTCACCGTCATCACTCTGACCTGGGCGTCATCGGACCAAATCCCTGCTTTGGTCAGGGCATCGAATACCCCCTTGGGATAATTCTCCACGTCTCTCACCCGTTTGTCCAGCAGATACAGTGTGAGCGCTACGGAAACGTCGCTAGGGAATGAACGGTGACCCTGTTTCATGGACGATTGGGCCACTTCGATGGCGGTCAATCGCTGAAACCGTTTCGCCGCCTCGCTGAGGTAAACACGACGGGCCGTGCGCACCCAGTAGTGATTCACACTGGGCGGAAAAGGCAGTTCAATTCTCATGCTCACCGCCACAGGGGGTTGAGCATCGACAAAGGGGTTTTGGGAAAGCGGGCTGTTTCTGGCAGAGACACCACCACATCCCACAACCGGACATCCTCGTTCAGGTATTTTTTCATTCGATACCCTCTCTGCTGGTAATGATGCATTAAAAAATCGGCTTCCTCCTGACTGATGCCTGTATAACGGAAGAGGGTTTTAAAATCCGCGTTCATGCTGCCCCTCGAGGGAAACCTGAGTATTGTAAACACGCAAGTGTGAGGTGATTGCTGGATGTTTTTGTGGTCTGCGACATGGAAGAATACAAGGGTGCCCCTGGAGACGGAAATCCCTAAGGATGGCAAATCATACAGGTCAGGTTCAGGTGCAAAAGTGCACTTTAAGGGGAAGTCAAGAAATGAGCGTTTTTTGAATGCGGCGTTTGATAAGAACAAATACTATTCTGAAAATTGATACTTTATTACTAATTCATTGAATCAATAGTAGAAAAAAATCATGAAAAAAACAGTTAATACTACAAATAGTCCAGCGATTCATCATCACACACCAACATCACAACCTAATAAACTCAGTCGGTTCTTAAAGGCTTTACGAAAGGTATCTAATAATATTTACATCCGTTTCGTAGATTTATTTCGTTGTGGTTTTTCTAAAACCCCTAAAAACCCTCAAGGGCAAGCGAAAATTGACGAAAATGACAGGGCCGCAAAGCTTGCGAAAATACTACAAAATATTTCTGCACGTAAAATTCAAAGATACTATAGAGCACATGTAATAAGAGTAAAAGAAGCTACACCAAATGATTACGGAATTGTAAGTAGTAAACCTTATGGCGGTACAAAACCAGAACACAACGGTAGAACCTATTATTTTCAGAAAAATAATCAAAACGACATATTACGTGGGATGTACTCTCCAACTGAATATCCAGACTCACCTATGGAAGGCACTTTTAAAGATGTTACTACAATAGATAAAAATTTTGTTCAACTTAAATTTAAAGGTAATTTATTTGGAAGAGAAATTAATAACAACGATGATTTAGAGGGTACGTCAACTGTAATACCTGGTATAGCGGTTGATTCTGACATAATGATTGCTCGTTTTGGAGGTGATAATCTTAGTGATTACCTCCAAAAGAAAAATTTTATTAATCCTGATCATTTTGAAAATGCCGTAAAAGATTTAGGGACATTACACAAGAAAAACACCTATCTAACTGACATAAAAATAGAGAATTTAGCTTACGACGGGAAAAATGTTAATTTTATTGATATAGAAAATAGAGTAAAAATAGATCCAACAAAACCAAAAATAATTAAACCTCATATGACCCCCGGTTGTACCACAACAAAATTATTGAGGGTTTTAAGACCCGATGCTTTTGGTGGTCTTTCTCACTCTTTTTCCTTTACGCCTGACGAAGCTGCAGCAAAAAAACCTTACTTAAAAGTATGTGATGAATACGCTTTTCTTTTAGCGATGATAGAAGCCACCACAAGAAAGAGTAAGTTTCAAATAGCATTTGATGCAGTACCTATAAAAAAAATAGATCAGATCAATGGAATAATGAATCATAAGAATGAACCCTACTTCCGCAAGTGGATTAAGAAGCATGTAAAACCAGAATTTCATTCAAATGTTGCAAGTATCTTAAAAGATCCTCATGAGTATGCCGAAAAATCATCAAATCCTCCATATTTGTCGGACATGTTATTATTTAAGGGTTCTTATAATGCTTAGTGCTGAAATAAAAAAATCATTTAGTTATTTAAAGTACCTCAGTATGAGGTCTTTATAAATTTCAGGCGTTTTTATATGCATCTTAATCCCTCTACTTCAAATCAGCCCTTACTTAAAAAAGACGATAAAGTTTACAATGACTCAAAAGGGAGACCTGTCGGCATCGCCACTCAAATAAACAAAGTGACCAATTGTGTCACAGACCCCAAAACAGACCCCACAAAAATTCCACCCATGACACCTGAAGATAAAAGAAAAATGGACGAACTTTTCAACCGCTGTTTTGCTGCTGGGGAAGCATTATTAACCCCCAAAAAGTGA